TCTTGAAGAATAGATGCTATAGAATCTAAACTATCTTCACTTCCACCATAAGGTGTTAAATGAGTTTGTAAAATTCTTTTGATACTACTAATCTTCTTTTCATTATTAGCAACTCTTTGCTCTAAAGGATCATGTGTATTTAAAAGTCTATCCGTACTTAGAGTTCCTCCCTTCCGATTCAGAGCACCTCCCTTACTAGGAACAAGAGCACCTCCTTTACCACCACCGCTATTCTTACCAAAGAAAGTCTTTGTATTAATAGGAGTCTTTTTTAATTTTACATTCGAAGGTATAACTTCAGGATTAATGGCCACTTTGTTGTTGCTTCAGGTTTTCTTCTTCAATATATTGTTGGAGAAGTGAAACATAAATTTCTCTTTCCCAAGGAATCATATTTTCTAGTTCTGTTAAGCTGTATTTATGATGTTGCATGAGGGCAAAATTTGTTCGATAATAATTTTCTAAATTCTCATGCGCCATCCCTAACTGAAAAAAGATGCCAGTCCCTCCAATACTACTTCACTCTCAACTTTTGTATGAGGATTCTTTACCTTAATATGATGAGAGAGTTTGGGCATTGTATTAAAGAATTCTTCAATTTGCTTAAATTGTTTTGAATTCATTTGCTCTATAAACTCTTTCAACTCTTTTTTAGTACAATCAGAAGCATCCCAAGCATCATCTGCAGTATAAACTTGATTAATACATGCAATAATAACATCCAAAGATTTATCAATTTGACTACTATTACCCCCAATATCAAAATTATTTTCAATAAATTGATTTAAAGATGGATAATTCATCTGAAGAGATAGATCATCATCTAATTTAATCACATTGCTATGCTTTGGATCTTTTTGAACTTTAATAGAATCAATATCAATTTCCATCTCAACCTGAGTTTTTTCATCATCAGGACAAGTCACATTAACTTCCACTGTTTCTCCAACAGATTTAGCTCTAACATTTAAAAACAAATATTCAATATCAAAAGTTGCTAACTTATCAATTTTAATTCCTCTAGTCAGAATACAACTACTTAAAACATCTCTTATTGCATTAGTAATCTGTTTCTGATCTTCAGATTCTAATGCCATAATTAGAACTTTCTCTTCTTTAACTAAAAAGGGTCTATACTTAACCTTTTTTCCAGTAGAAGGTAATACCAACTCATATGTTGGTGTCGAAATTTTTGGTAAAGGCATAATCCTTATAATACACTTCAGTGATTTTATTTAGTCAAGGATATACCGATCATAAGCAAACTGTATAGTCATTTTTAAAAGATCAGCTCCACCATATTGAACAGGTATTGATGTTATACCTTTAGGAAAAGCATTTATAAACTTATATGTAAGAGTCTTATCATCATTTGTATTCTTTTCAAATTTTGAGATAGTTAATTCTCCAGATTTATATCCAATCTTATTATCTCTATTCATAGGATAGTTAAATCTTCGATAATAATTTTGATTATCCTCTCTATTAATTCCCAAATAATTATCATCTCCTGAAATATAATCCATCCATCCTTCAAAGAATTTTAATGTATTATAATTCTGATCCACATAAAAAGTAAAATCACTATCAATATACATGCGGGTATGAGCAAACTGTTGCATTATTCCCTGATAATTATCCTTTACCTCCGAAGTGGCAAATGAACTAGTAGGAAGTGTTGCTTCTGAACACATTATACCAACACCTGCGCCAGTCGCATAATTTTTAGGCATCTCATAATATTGACGCAAATATCTTTGCAATTCAGCAGTTATACCTGAAATATGAACTTGATATTGATTATTCAAAGACAACTTACTAATATCCATTTTAGTAAGTGCACTCATCTTATAATGTTGAATAAGACCTGCCACTCTAAATACCTTATATTACTATTATATTATAAAGTATTTAGATGGCTTATAAAGGAAGATATCAGCCAAACAACCCATTAAAATACAAAGGTAATTTTAGGAACATAATTTATCGTTCTTTATGGGAACTTAAATTTATGAAGTACTGTGATTCCAATCGAAACGTATTAGAATGGGGAAGTGAAGAAGTAATAGTTCCCTATCGTTCTCCTCTTGATAGAAAGGTTCATCGATATTTTCCAGATTTCTATATTAAAGTAAAAGAATCCACAGGTTACATCAAAAAATATTTAATTGAAGTAAAACCAAAAAAACAATGTATGGAACCTAAACCCCAAAATAAAAAAACCAAAGGGTATGTGTACGAAGTATATGAATATGCTAGAAATCAGGCCAAATGGAAAGCAGCAAAAGAATTTTGTAAAGATAGATTATGGGAATTCAAGGTACTCACAGAAGATGAACTAGGTATCAAATGACAAGCAGTTATCCCACCGAAACCAAATTAAATCGACTTCGAGGAGTTGTTGATGATATGACAGGAACCGAGAGTCCTGATGATCTAATGTTAGAAATATTAAATGTTTTAACTGAAGGGAGCAAAATTCCTCAAGTAGGGAAATTCTATACTTTCGTATATAATCCCAAAACTCCTGGTATTGAATATGATCAAAATCCATTAGTTGCTGTAACTACTCTTTTTGAATGGGGATTTCGTGGACTTAACTTCCATTGGGGTGAAACACGACAATATACATGGAATGAAGTTGCTGGAGGTTTATATGAAATTAATCCTGAAGAACTACCAGACGCTCAAGAGATACCTTTTCAAAATATTCGCCTAAATAGTTAAAATTATAAATTAAGGTCGATAATGGCAAAAGGAGTAAGAGGCGCAAATATGAAGGGAACCATTTCTCCCGAACAAATAGGTGATTTTTTTCAAGGAAACCCTATTCGAGGAAGATCTGGTGCTAAGAAATTTATAGAAAACAGAACTACTAACCAAGCAAAAGAAACTTCAAGGTCTACTATTAATAATTCCCTCCAGAGATCATTTCAAAGTGGAGGAATTCAAGAAAAATTACCAGCAAATTTAAGATATCCATATAGTACAATAGATCATACTCAAGATTTTATAAAATTTACTATTTTTGAATATTCAAGAGCAGGTGGATATGTTACAAGAGATCAAAATACTTTAAAGAAAGATTTAATAGGATCAATTATTCTTCCAATTCCAGCTCAACTTGTTGATTCCAACGCTGCCAATTATGGGCAAGGTGGTATGAACTTCATGCAAGAACAAGGATTAGGTGCTGCCAGTTCTGTTATAGGAGGGGATTTGAGAGCAGCTGGTACTAGTGTAAACAATCTTATTGCAAGTGTAACAGGAAATAGAGATTTAATTAAACAATGGGCTGCTGTTCAAGCAATGAATACTGTAGGAGGAAATCTAACTCTGGAGCAGGTTCTAGCAAGAGGTTCAGGACAAGTAATAAATCCAAATATGGAATTATTATTCAGTGGTCCTACCCTTAGAGATTTTAGTTATCAATTCAAATTTACACCAAGATTTCAAAAAGAAGCACAAACTGTTAGAACTATAATTAAAGCATTCAAAAAAAATATGGCTCCAAAAGGTTCTGGAGGTGCTTTCTTAAAATCACCTAACATCTTCCAAATTGAATATGTTGGAGAAGCAAGTCAATATTTAAATAGAATTAAGTTATGTGCTTTAAAAACTGTGGCTATGAATTATACCGCTGATGGTACATTTGCGACATACAATGATGGTTCACCAATCTCAATGAATATGACACTATCATTTACAGAACTAATGCCAGTATACAATGAAGATTATGGGTCATATTCTGATAGATCAGATGGAGTAGGATATTAAAATGGGATATTTTAGAGAATTACCGGATTTAGAATACCAGAATTTTTTATCTGATAGTGTTTCTTCTCAAAGTTATTTAACTGTTAAAAACTTATTCAGACGAAATAAACTGCGTGATGACTTACAAAATGTTTTCACAGTATTTGATAAGTATGAAATACCAGAGGGTTATAGACCTGAAACAGTAGCAGAAGATTATTATGGTGATGAAAATTTAGATTGGGTTGTATTAATAACTGCTGGTATCCTCAACGTAAGAAATGAATGGCCTCTTTCTAATAAGGACTTATATGATTATGTTGTGAACATCTATGGTAACGATATAAACAATATTCACCATTACGAAACTCTTGAAATCAAAGATAGTAAAGGTAAACTAATTCTTCCTGCTGGCAAACATGTTAATCAAGATTTCACAATATCTTACAGTGAAGATGGAACATATATCACTCCTACCTCTGCTAAAACTACAAGAGGTGTAAGTAACTGGGAATATGAAACAATGAAGAATAATGAAAAACAATCTATATTTCTTCTTAAACGAGCATATTTACAACAATTCTTAAATGATATGAGAGATATTATGGTATATCAACAATCTTCTGAACGCATTAACGATAGATTGAGTAAGACAGAAAATACCAGAGTCTCAATTCCCCAATAAAAAAGGAGGCATTACTGCCTCCTCTATAATCACTCTTATAATTATTCTTCTGCTAGTTTAGCAAAGTATGATAGAGTATCATCTTCATCTACCGAACTTGATTTTACAGATGCTGTAACTAGTTCTTCTGCTGAACCACGACCTTCACTCTCGTCCTCTAGTTCTTCATCAATAACCACAGAACGTGATTTGTTACCAAGAACATAACCAAGACGCTTCTTCAAATCTTCATAAGACTTGAACTGATCAGCAGCAACAAACTCTTGAAGAGAGTTCTCTTTCTTCCAGAGTGCTTCTAGTGCATCATCGTCCTCTAAGAGAGGATTCTGAGCAGAAAATTCAGAAGAGTCATAGTTTCTATAACCAGCAACATTCTTTGCTTTTAACTTGAAGTTAGCACCTTGCCAGAAATCGAATGGATCAATTGCCGTTTCATCTTCAAATTCAGGCTGCATTGCTGCAGTAATCTTATCAAAGATTTTCTTGCCAAACTTATATAAGAATACCTTGCCTTCATTCTCAGGATTAGCAGGATCCTTCACAACATAAATGTTGCTAATATAAGTAAGTTTACGCTTCTGCTTACGTGCAGTCTCTTTACCAGAATCTGTCCCATTATTCCAGAGTTGTGTATTATACTCTGAAACGGGATCCTTTTGACCAAGAGTAGTCAAAGAATTCTCTATGTACCAACCACCAGGACCTTGAAAGGCATGGGAGTATAGTTTTACAAATGGTAGTTCCTCACCA